CCGGTAATATTTGCGCCTGTACCAGTGACTGTCATAGTAGTATTACCAACTGCCGTTAATGTGACATTTCCATTTGATGTAGCGATTCTTACATTACTATTACCATTTGATAGAGGACCGTAAAATGCTGACGCAGATAAATTACCAGTGAAGTTACCAGTACCTGCTACATTGACTCCGGTACCAGTAACTACAATTATATTTGCGTTACCAATTGCACTAATAGTAACATTGCCATCTGCTGCCGGGATGTTTACATTACTATTACCATTTGCTAATCTTCCAACAAAATTTCCGCTAGTAGTATTACCTGTAACTGCAAGACTAGTCAATGTACCAACACTTGTGATATTTGATTGAGCATTATCAACTACTGTATTTGCTACGATAGCAGCATTAGCAGTACCGTAGAATCTACCAACAAAGTAATTAGCAGTAGCAGTATTACCCAAATCAGCATTACCAGTAGTATAAATATTACCAGTGAAGTTTGCATACGTTCCATCTACATTACCTAACCAAGTAAGACCTCGTACATTGCCCAACGCATTATAGGTAACAATCTCACCTGAGCTTATAGTAACATTACTGCCAAATGCAAATTCACTATTACCATTGTCCCAACCTATAAAAGCTGAAACTGGTGTAGTTGTGTAGTATTGTAATTGTAATCCACGATCTTTGCCATCGTTAGTTGTTAGCGGGACACCATTAGCGCCGCCACCTAATGTTATAATTGGATCTTCAACACTGAATGATTCAATATTGTAATAAGTAGCATTACCTAATACTGTTAAATTTCCAGCAACGATAGCATTACCACTAGTATTCAAATTGCCTACATTGGCATTAGCTGTTACTGCTAGTGCAGATAATATACCAACACTAGTGATGTTTGGTTGTGCTGCTGTTATGACTGTGCTTGCAGTAGCAGCACGTAAATTAGCTACGACTGTTGTTGATGTTACTACTAATGGGGAAGTTCCCGTTGCTACGTTAGATATTAATCTACTAGCGGCTACGTTACCTGCTGTTGCTAAGTTCCCTACAGTGACATTTCCAGTAGCAGTCATTGCAGTGATATTAGCATTAGTAGCACCAATGTTACCTACATTAGCATTACCTGATATGTTTGCAGTTCCAATAATATTTGCACCAGTAGCGGTGATTGTCATAGTAGTATTGCTGTTTGAGGTCAATATGATATCACCATCAGCTATTGGTATACTTATATTACTATTGCCATTTGAATAAGCACCTAACAAATTACCTGCGGTGATATTACCTGCTACTGTGATTGACGGAGCACTTAGTAATCCAGATACCTTGTTGAAAGTGAACCCAGTATTTCCTCCAAATGTTCCAGTATCATTAAACTGTACAAAAGTATTGATACCACCCGGTGATCCTGCACCGCCGCCGCCGCCAGCTGCCCAGGCTAAATTACCTGCGCCATCTGTTTGTAAGAAGTAACCAAGTGTGCCACCTGGTAATCTGAAGTTAGCAACATTATTAATGTATACATTAGCGCCAGTAAATGACGCATTTCCTACTACTGATAGATTTGCTAAACTGCCTAAACTTGTTATATTGGGTTGTGAACTAGCTGCGCTAGATATATTACCATTGAATAAAGCAAACCCATTACCTACACTAGCAAAATAATTAGATAGCACTTGAGCAGGATTAACATCAATGTTTAATTGTTGTGATGAACTAGTGATAGTAACATTACTTTGTGTATTGTCAGTACCTCTACCAAGTTTCAATGAGGTCGTAGATACTTGTAAGCAAGCGATATTAGCAGATACAACAACATTTCCTGTTGGGTAGTTAACTGTTATGCCTGCGCCAGGAGTTCTGTTAATAGAGGTAACTGTAGAGTTAGCATTAGTGCCAAACAGTTGATTAAAGTTATTCTGTACCTTATCAAAAGCTGATCTTATCGGGTCAGCCGATGGATCATCTGGGAATGATCCAAAATCTATATTTTGTTGAGCCATGTTGGTGTTACCTGTTTATAATGTATTTATCGTTATTGAAGAAACAGTGGCCCAAAAAAATACCCAGCAAAGCCGGGTATTTTTATATTGAGCAAGTATTACTTAATACCGCTTAATTTCTTCCAATCGTGAAGCAAATTAGTAGATTCCTTCATTGGACTACCTAAACGTGATGTTTGACTTGCTACTACTGGGATAGTTGATTGACCTGTAGATTTTTCTTTATTCAATCCACCAGAAATAACCTTAGTCATAAAGTCAATATCAGCATCAAATGTGTCATCTGCGCCGTTGGCTAACTCAGTAGATTCTTCTAAATCTTTACCAGCTTCTTCACCAGTTTCATCTTCAGCTTCATTTGTGCTTGAATATACTTGACCTTCTTCTTCATCTTGTCCTGCATCTGCTTTTGCTAATGCAGCATCACTGCCTACTTGTCCAGCAACATCAGCATTAGTGTTATCAGCGCCTGAATCAGGAGCATTAGCTTCAGCAACTTCGTCAGTCATTTGGTCTTCTGATTCAACTTCATCAACCATTTCTGCTTCTCCGCATGCATGACCTTCTTCCATCATTCCACCGCATTCATTGCATGTTTCTTCTCCATCTTCATGTGAATGTTCTTCTTCACCCTGTTCTTCTTGACCTTGTTCGTCAGCAAAGTCACTAGATTGAGCTTGTTCACCACCAGATAACTTCTTCATTAAGGACATCATACCGTCATGATCATCTACTACACTGATACCACCGTGAGCACCTGCTGAACCTTGTGATCCACTGAAGCCTTTGTCTTCACCACCAAATAAACCTAATCCTGCTGATTTAATGATAGATAACAATTGATCTGCTTCACCGTCTTGTGCTGATACACTTACTGAATCAGGAGCACCTTGTTGACCTTTAGAGATTGAAACTGTCATGCCTTCATCTACTTTTTCTTCGCCTTCTAGTAAAGAATTTAACTTCTTGTCTAGTGCTTCAAAAGCAAATTCACTTAATTTAGAATCGTAGTTGCTCTTATCAGTAAATGTTGTACCACCTACTTTGAACTTACTACCCTGTGGTGTTTTAGCAAGAGCAGCAGTGAAAGCATTACCTTCATCATACATGTCTTCGTCCATGTCATCCGTATGAGCACCATAGCTAGCCATATCTTGTACTTCACTACCAGTTCCCATTTCACCAACTAAACCTCTGATTGGCATCTGACCATAGCATTCATCTAAGCCTTCTTTGAAGCCTTCGTGATACATGCGTGATTCTTCCATGTCATCATAGTGGCAATTGTATGCTTCTTGTGCAAGAGCATGACTCTTACCTCTAAGTTTCGCTGATTGTAGTTTATGATCCATACCTTCTTTAACTTTCGTCTTTTCTTTAGCAGCTTTTTTCATTGGCTCTTTTTTGTCACCGTCTTTATCAATATCTAAGAAGTCTGGCTTTGCACCTTTTGCTGATTTCTTAGCGAAAGGATTAACACCCTTTTTAGGAGCGGCACCCTTTTTCTCATCTTTTTCTATATCTTTAGTAACTTTCTTACCAATCTTTTCAGCTTTGTCGTCTTTCTTTACGTCTTTCTTCGCAAAAGGATTAACACCCTTCTTGCCTTCTAGTACACCTTGACTGCGGCCTGCTCCTAATCCTGCACCCATGTCATCTTGATCTGTGGGTTGATCTGCTTCTTGTACCTTACCCCAATCACTTTTTGCACGAATAGCGAATGCTAATTCACGCATACGTCCAAAATCAGGACTACCTTTGTGATGCGGGCCACTTGCTTTAAGAGCATTATAAGACTTAACTAATTCTTGTTTGGACTTACCAGCATACTTACCTTTTTCTTCAGGAGAAACTTTAGTAGCAGTGTCCCACTTTTCATCTAATTCACCTTCAGCTTGCATAGGAGCAATTTGTGATCCTGCACCCATTGCTGGCTTTGCACCCATTGCAGGAGCAGCACCTGGTTTCTGCATAGACAATGTACCTTTTTTAGCTGCATCAATTACTGCTGGATCACTAGTAGTGATTGCTGATGCAGTTGGATTAGCTGGGTCTTTGATTATGAATGCTGGCTTTTGTTGACCAGCTGGAACTGGTTGAACTGCTAATTGAGCTTCGTTCAACGCATCATCTAGTTTTTCAAACCAGTCTTTTAATGTGTGCTTGGTAGTTTTGCTTTTATCATACTTGGCTAGCTTAACATCTTTACCAGTAGAACCAAATGCTGACCAGTCTGGTTTAGATACTTTACCTGTATCATCGCTACCTTTTGCAGGACGACCACGGCCACGTTTTTCACCAGCTGCTGGCGCAACTTTTTTCTTTTTCTTGCCGTCTTCATCTGATTCAGGTTCGTCTTCTTTACGTCCGTAGCCACCTGGTTCAGCAGTATGTACTCTACCACCAGTAACTTCTTTAGTACCTTCAACGAGGTGAGTTTTGCCTGGAGCTGGTTTACTAAGCTGGGCAATTTTATTCATTAAGTCTAACATATTTGACATTTTACTATTCCTTTTATTTCTATTAAGTCATTGCGCCAGTTTTTGGCTTTGGAGGGCGAGTGATAGTTGACATAGGACTTTTATCACCTAAGCGTTTATCATCTAAATATGGTTTGAACGGATCAAACGCATCTGGAGTTTTCTTACCTGCATAAGGAACTTCTATCTTAGAATTTTTAGCTTGATCTTTAATAGATGTTAGATATGAATCACCATATGCTTTACTTGCTTCTTTAGCACCAGCTTCTTCTTCCATTTCTTCATGGTTAAGTACTGGACTATTTTTCATTTGGTTAGCGTAGCCATCCATCTCAGTGTTGATACTGTCATCATAGTTTGTGCTTACTACACGAACCATGTTAACATTGTATCCCAACAACTGAGCAATTTGCTGAATCATTGGTTCTGTTGCTGGATATCTAAATTCAGCTTTGATGATAGTTACTGATTGATTTTCTAAGTTAGGAAACCCGTACGGATCTTTTTGAATTGGTGTGCTGGTTGGATCACTAATTTTAATAGGATCAAATTTGTTTAAGTTATACTTAAACATAGCAATGAAATCTTTATCAATCTCACCGGCGATTTTTATAGTGTAATTATAAGACTTTACACTTTCCATTATGTATCTTTTTAGGCTTTTCATTTCTTAATTCCTGTATCTATTATTTATCATTAACATCAGATTTTGCAGATAGCATCTTAAGCAACTCATTTCTGTCAAGTTCTCTGCCAGAACCTAACGGGGTGCTTTCTACTTCTTCTTCTTTTACAGCATTTTTCTGATCTAATTGTGCTTTCTTTAGCTGCAAATCAAGCATTTTTAGTTTTTTGTTAATTTTTGCAGTTTTAGCAGTGATAGCATGGCCTAACATTGTTCCCGCTACATTAAGTATCTCACTAGCATATCTACTATCAACTTGCATGCCTAAGTCAATTAAGTCTCGGTAACTGCTAGTTGCTAAACTAGCTAACTCATCCATTTCTTCGTCGGCTGCATCTAATCCACGCACTTGAGTTAATGCTTGTTCTATTTTTTCTAAAGTACTAATTGCTTCAGTGGTTATTTCTTCAGTCTGAGTAGATAGGGAAATAGTTATTCCCCTAGTATTATCTTCAGGAAGTTCAAATAATTCTTCTAACTTTTTTGTCATAAAAGTATTTAGTTACTTTCGTGAACCATTTCTAAAAAGGTCATCCTCTGTGATTACTCTGAATATAAAGCCTTGTGCTTTGCAATACGCCATTGCGGCTGCCCACTTAGCATGATTAATAGCAACTACTGTTCTGTCTTTAGCACTTACTACTTTACTTTCAATAAGACTTTGTTTCTTAGGCTTGATTTCAACTACTTCTGCTAGCTGTTTGCCATACTTGTTTTGATATACAACAAAGAAGTCTGGTATATACATGTGCATCTTACCATCTAGCGGACTTCTATAAGGTATTGACATTGATTCGCTAGCCCAGTGTGTTACATTTTTATGCGAATCACAAAAGGTCATGAAAGTTAATTCCCAACCTGATCTGTATTTTGGCTTGTGTTTTCCTATGTACTTCTCAGGATTCTTGGGAATGTATATGCCCTGTGCATAGTTAGCCATGATTATTGCACTATGTTTCGTGCAACTGGCTGATTTGATTTTGGTATAATGCTTATACCGTACAATGTTGTTTTGCTTTTGAAGCTATTAAGATAGTACGCAATGATTTGATTCATTTCCATCTTTTTAGTTCCTTTGATTTGATCTAATAAATCAAGTACATTTATGCCAGTTTCTTGTGCAATTCTAAATAGAACCGCAGTAAAATTGTTTGCGATATTCTTTGTATCACATACTGATAAGAAATATCCATGAACTATGTCATAAGCATTACCATTAACAATTAAGCTAAATGAATAAAATGAGTCAAAGATTCTGACTGTTTGGTCTAATGATGTACGATTGTCTAATATTTGTGGCATGATATTATTTATTGATTAACATTACCAGCATAAGGATTTGCACCAATTTGAACTGGGGCTGATTTACCTTGTGTTGGGGCGCCGGCAGTTCCTAGTATAGAAGGAGTTGCACCAAAGATAGGAGTTGCTACTGTTAGATTTCTATTAGGGGTTTGCTGAACAGCATTAGTTATTCCTGAAAGAACTTCTGACTTAGCAAGCGAACCTAAGTTAACATTTTTGAATGTATTGTATGTAGTGCCACCTGCTTGAATAGCGCCTAAGATATTACCATCTTTAAGTGCATTCATAACGCCTCCGGCGCCATCTAGCAATCCGCCTTGACCTAATATAGTTTGATTAGCACCCGGTCTTGCAATAGGACTTACTGTCTTATCGTAGTTAGCATCTAACCCAAATCCAGTAACGATATTACTTGGAGTCTTACCGTCAATAGCGCCTTCGTTATAAACTACAGTTTCGTAGTCTAGTCCCATTTGATGTTCCATAGTACCATTGCCTTGAGCATAGTCGTAGGTATCGTGTTGCCACTCTGTAATCATTGGATTGACCAAAATGTATTCTGAAATTTTATGCTGATCAAATCCGTAGATTCTGATATCTCTAAAG